AGTCCTAACCCAAAGAGACGGCCTGAGTGGATCGCAAGTATCACTCCCACCGGGGGCACTCGCTGACACCGTAGCCAAAGTCATCAAGCGCACTTCCCCACTGGCGCTGGTGGGATCACTGTTACCGGCAGTTGTGGCAGGAGTGTAAACCTCAAGCGTCTTGGCAGTATTGTTATATCCCATATGAACCATCGGAGAACCAAAAGCGAGGTGACCACCAGAAGCCACCACTCCATCACTGTCCTCGAATACGAAATTGGAAGAAACGCCTGCACCGCTCTGTGGTCTAACCCTCAACAACTGCTGCCACCGTGTATTCATACCGCATCCGTTGGCACCAGGAGATTCGGTACCGGTAGACTCACATGGGTTGCTGCCAGTTGCGGAGGCGTCCGGGCGCATATTCTCAAACTTCATCCAATCGAATGTCTGGGCAGACATCCCGGGACCTGCCCTAGCCATAAAGCCTACCGGTGCAGTAAACCTGAATCCCGTGTAGTTGGGCTTATCGCAAAACTCAAGCGAATCGTTCCGTTCGCAACCACCAAAACTTACGGTGTGCTGATTGGCTGTATGGGCCTCGTGCGTCAAATTCTTCCCAGTACCCCCGGAAGCCTCAGGGGACTCCAGCGTTTGATTCAAGCTCAACCCGATAACCACCCCACCGGCACCTGGGATCGTTTCCTTCCCCTTCCTCATAGTACGCTGGTATATCTCCCCATTAGCAATCGTTAGAACCGGGGCAGTTGCGCTATGGGCAAGATCAAGATCCCCACCAAGCATCAATCCTCCTACGCCATACTTTATAGCTGGCTCCATGAACATAGAAGTCTTCTTGTAGCCTTTGGTTGCATTCTCCTCATTGAGCCAGTTGTCCTGCTGGGTCCTGTATGAAGAAATGACACGAGAAAGATCCGCATCCCCGTCCCCATCTGCCGGTATAGTGCAGTCCTCAGCGGCCCCAGTACTGCACTTGGTAGTTTGAGCCGTATAAGTCCCGCTACTGTTCCTCCTGTAAAAGACGAACGTGTCTCCAGCTTGAACCTGCGCCAGGGTGGTCGGGCAACCCTCCGGTGTGCCAGCACCGCCACCATCTGGCCCCTTGCTCGGGGTGCCAGCGCCGCATCGAAGTTCCCCATCAACCTCGGTGCTGTCCAAAAGAGTGGACAACGCACTGATCTTCAATATCCTGTCATCCCCATCAATCTCTTGGGCGGAACAGGTGCTTACGTCTGCACAACTACTCCTAGTTAGTACACCGACACCATGGGCAGTTGTGTCTTGGCTACAAAACACCCGTCTCCCGTCTGATCGGAGACATGTACCGAGGACTATGCCTCTGGTTTTGTCACCAGACAATCCAGCGTTCGGAGCACTCAGCGTGATCTCAATAATGTCATCTACCTCAGGAGCACAAGCCCCCTCGGCTCCACCAACAATACAATCAACCCCTGTACCCCACCATGTCTCTGCGGCAACAGCCTGATCCATAACCATGTCAAAAACCTTGGGATAATTATCGTAATTCCTCTCTACCCATGTACCGCTGCCCTGGGCATTCTTGTAACTGGCCTCGGTTTTGTACTCAAATCCATGCGCCCATTCGTTTTCGGCGTAACTAGTAGAAGATCCCGCAACAGTGTTCCCAGAAGGATTCACTCCTCCCGTGTAAGTCCTGTTGTAGACCAGTTGACGAACCATTTCCCAACTATAAGGAAATGAGTTGCTCCAAGTTGCAGCATCACAATACGAAACATCCCCCCCGACCCTGCTGTTCAACAGTCCCGGTGGACCCGCCGTGCAGGAAACGGGCCAGATCCCACCCTCGGGATACCCGGACTGGAGAATAAAATCATTGTAATACAAATTGAAGTTTCCAGCCGGTACATTCCTGATCGTTCCAGCACTTGACACGAGAAATGACACTGAAACTACCAGTAGAACCAGAGCCGCATACCAGATCGACCTAATCATTTTCTAGCGCCCCGCGACGATGGAGCACGATAGTGGGGCTGATCGTACAATCGGCAGTCGTTACCACCTTGATAAAGGCCATCGGCGCTGCGGCAATCCCATCGATTGCGATCATTGAAGTCCCCACATCATCGGTAGCATCCAAGTCCAAACTCGCGATGTAGTGCCACGGTTCGGTGCCAATAACGGACAAAGACTTTGAATAGACCTTCGCATCTGCGCCAGCAGTACAAGTCCCCTTGTTCTGCAACTCAACCGCGAGACTCCGTATCCTTCGATGCCTGCCAAACCCAATCTTTACAGCACCCGCATCGCCCGTATTGCACGTTCCAGCGTTGGTAATAGCATCACACAAAATCGTGCAGTATCCCTCCATCCAGGTAGTACCCGTAGAACAATCATCCCCACGCTCCCCGTAAACCGGGGTGGCGAACATCACCGATAGAATCAAAACGAGAAGTTTCACTGTTGAACCCCTGGAGAAGGAAGGGGGCACCCGAAGGTGCCCCCTTATATGGACTCAGTTATGCGTCCCTGGTTTGAGCCAGGGCAACATAATCCACCGCCGTAATGTCAGCAGTCGCACCACTGCCAACAGAACAGAGCGTTATCGTTGTTGCATCGTCAAAGCCAGTAGAAAGAGCTGTTTCTTGAACCTTGACCCCATCGAAATAGAACTTAACTATCGTTGTATCTTCGATACGAATACCATACCGATGGAAGTTAGTGAGTGTTCCACTTGTATGGGTAGAATCCCCAACAGTTGCAGAACTGGCATTCCCGGCATCCACCGCGCTACCAGAGCCACCCCTCGCAACGCAACTGGCAATTCCAGTTCCCTCCGACTGTAGGATGTGGAAACCCGCGTAGTTAACGGCGCTCCCGCTAATCGCCCCAGTTGTACCCATGAATGTAGTCAGCGTTTCCCCGATACCGATATAAACATCCATATCATCGGCATCGGCAACACCAACCAACGCTTCAAATGCAATCCTTCGGCCCGCAATAGGCCAAACCATTTCATTTCTATACTGAAGCACCTTGCCTTCATTGTCGGCAGCATCGGTGTTAATCAATGCAAGCGTCAGTCCACCATCCACAAAAAGACTGCATTCCGCCGTCACTGTACCAATGTCAGTTGATTCCCATTCGTTCGTCAAATCCAACGAAGAACCAGCAGTTACATAGCTCGTCCCTGAATTGAAATCATTAAAATAGACATCGGCTGTGAAATCAGAAACAAGACCTACCGGAAGATCAAGAAAAAGTCCATCAGAGGAATCGCTACTACCAAGAATCGGACCACTGAATCGTGTGGTACCCATAATCATTTACCTCGTTTGCACGCAACTCGCCTACCAGTCCGCGTGCTGTCTGGTTAAGTCTGGCAGGCTTTGGTTAGAAGGAAGGGGGGTGGCGGGGTTTCCCCCGCCACCCGAAGCAAAACCTAGAGGATTTCGCCACTCCCGAAAATACCAAGGAAATCGCTCACGCCGAAGCTGTAGCGTTCCCTGGCCTTGTAACGAACATTCCCAGTATCGAAGTCTCCGTCCATACCCGTCTGAAGCGGGGTACGGGTGAAGTGCTTCATACCGTTCGGAACATCCGTCATCACGAACCAGAACTTCTTGTTCGTGCTTGTGAGGAAGTGGTTGACACTATACCCATCCGGGATCGTGCCATTCGTCCTCATCGCGTTGATATCGTTGTCGGCGGTTCCGGGACGGAGTTCCGTGTCCAGAATTCGCGTAGCAACGAACTGGTTGTAGGGAGCCACGATCAGCTTCCTGGGGCGCGCAGCAATCAGAAGACCCCGATCATCCGTGAAGGCCGCGATATCAATCACGGCTTGCTCCAGGGAAGTCTCGTTGAGATCCGATGGGGTTGCCAGCGAGTTCGCGATTGAAGCACCATTGATATCAAGGTGCGCCGTCGAACAGAGCTGGAGACCATCACCCGCCGCAAAACTACCAACGGTATAGGCGTTGTTCAGAGGGAACGCTGCCTTTACCTGCTTGGTATGCGCCATCGCCCTTGCGAGTGCCTTCGTGTATCTCGCAGAAACCGAGTCGTAGAGATTATCTTCGACCGCTTCCTCCGTGATCGCAAAGCCCATCGCAATGGTTTCGTGCGTGTACCGAGCCGTGAAGTGCTCCTGGGCGGTATCGTAAGTGATAGCCGACCCTTCACTCTTCACAGGCGCAGCACCGAAACCGGCGAGCTTGACTTCCTCTTCAAAGGCCCTCTCTGAAGATTCGGTCTCGTAGACCATCGCAGACTCATCTTCATAAGTCTGATACTCCAGCCCGAACAAAGCGTTCAGCCCAGGAAGGAGTTCCTTCATCATTTGTGCTCGTGAAATAGCCATGATTATTTACCTCCTTTCCTACTTGCCTAGTCCGTAACCGTAGATAAGAACGGACGGATCCGACCACCGAACCAAAACATCTGGAGTAGTGACGGAACTGGTTTCGTTTTTACCATCCTTGACAACACCAATGATCCGAACAGCACCACCAGCGGCGGGAGTAGGATCAGTAGCAGCAAGATTTGCAACGGTAATACCGGAATTTCCGGTTGTTGTACTCGCACTCGACAGGTTGGAAAGTATATTGATAGAACCAATAAAGGTATCCGCCCATGCGGCCGGGGTACCGCTTCCACTGGAAACCTGGAACACTGCGGAGGAATCAGTGACAACGTAAGCAAGCATCGCCTCTCCAGTATCCACAGATGCACTGCCGGGCCAATGCTGCGCCCAAGTGGGCGTCCCAGACGTACTTACATACTCGCACCCAACAAAAACACCCAAGGCTTGATTGGTAGGAGCATCAACTTCGTCTGCCGTAGCAGAGTTGAAGCTAGTAGGTGTAGTTGCCAAAAGATCGACACCTCCACCGGCAACGAGAGTCACGAGATCTCCATGCCCAATAACCTCGGTTGCAGCCGTAGAGTTAATGGGGAAGACCTCGTTTCCTCCACTATTGTAAAGATACCCGCCATGAGAGACGGGTCGTAGTCCATAAGCCATTTTGGCTATCTCCTAAAAAAATCTAGCAATAGCCTTCAGTAGACCTTCTACCGTTAGTCATCGCCAAACGTGATCCGCGAGCTTCGCTCAGGCTTGAGCATCGGCATACGCGGATCTTGTTCTCTGAAGTAGTTGCGGTCCACCGCGTCCATCTGTTGCGCTGACTCTTTTGCTGAGTGCGCCTTTACTCGATCACCGAGCTTTGTCGGCCTTGAGCAAAGGAGCAATCCACCAATGAGGACATTATCCGGGTATTGACTGCCACGATCTGACACAATCATCAGCTCGGGGTAGTCGTTGGCGAGAACCGGTTCCCATCCTTCTCTCAATGCTTGAGAGACGTTGATGTTGTCGGCCTCACCACGGAATGATGCCCTCACATACCGATGATCCAATCCCGGTCTGGGATCAGGCATCGGGGTGAGAGGAGCGGGTTTCCACGGTGTTTCCCGCATTTCTTGTTCACGGGTTTCGGTCTCGCGGTTGCGAGACTCCACCTTCTGCTCTGAAGTGTCTTCCACCTGGCTACCCTGCCGCATGTCTTTCGACCGGCGGCTTTGCCGTGTTTCTTCCACTTCTTCGTTGCGCGAACCAGTCATTGCCGCATCTCCTTCAGGACTTGCTTGGCGTATTCTTCTGGCTTGAGGCCCAGTCGCTTCGCGAGAGCTACTGCGCTTTCGGTTAGCCGCACTTGGCGAGGAGTGCCCGACGACCTGTTGGCCGGGGCAACTACCGTCGATGCCCGGGAACTCGCGGCGGGCTCCGAAGCACCCTTTGCGTTCCCGAACTTGGCCGGAAAGACTTCATGCACGCGCTCTGTGAGCTTTGCATAATATCCATCCGTCCTTGGATCGACCCCATCTTCTCTCAGGAGTTTTTCATGGACTCCATAAGCGAAGGAGGTCATCTCCTTGTCTTTCCCAAACCACTCATTCTCCTGAAGCCAATTTGCTAGCTTCGGATCTGTCGGTCTGGGAGGCGGAGCCGATGGCGTACTACCCGGTTCCAAATGCTGCGGGATGCTCGATGAGGACTTTTTCTCCCCGGTTAAGCAGATTTTTCAGTTCTGAATTCTCCTTCGCGACCTGCTGTGCATAGCTCACAGCTTCTTCGCGAAGTCTCTCTGCGGCCTCCTTCGAGCGCCGCTCCTCGTGGTACTCGTACTTGAGCTGGGAGGAACTTGGTCCTCCTCTGGCCTGTCATCGACCACAGTGACTTCGATCTTTTCATCATCCATGTCGGCGATGGGTTCGGTTAGTGCGTTTCCCATCAGATCGTCAAGCGGTGCACTCATGCTCGTACCACCCCTCTCGGGTCTTGTACAACGGCTTCGACTGAATCATCGTTGATAATCCGAAACTCCTTCCCATGAATGTTGACCCGCGTTCCTGCATATGCGCGCATCACAATCCAATCCCCTTCATTGCACCAGGGACCGTTCGGGAATCTCTTCTCATCTGAATATGCGTCAGGACCAGCCTTCAACACGAACCCGACGATACTTGCGACCTTTTCTGCATCGCGCCTCTCGTCAGGGATGTAAAGACCCGCCTCTGTCGTCTCTTCCACTTCTGGAAGAGCAATGAGCAAGTGGTACCCGGAGGGCTCCGGAAGGGAGCTTGCGATCTCGGGAACTTCGTTGCTGTACTGAATCGCCTCGGCCATTGTATCCTCTATTGCAAACGGCGATTAACGGGTGCCGTTGTTCCCCGATTGCGTCCTATCGGACGAAAACTATCTCTTCGACGCCTTCCCCCAACCCCTCTGGGCTGCCCCAACTCCCGGGGGTCGTCTTTTGTTATACGACTCCACGCGGCCTATCTCTGCCTCGATATTGGCAAGAGGGTAGTGGGGGCGCTCGCCCAGGTTTGGATCCTGTAGATTGAAAATAGGAGCCTGTTGCCCCCACTCTTCCGCAGTCATACCGGGAACACGGGGCTCGCCCGTGAGCGGATCCAGATGCGAAGCCTGGAACGCGCCGAGCCGAGTCGCCGCGACTCGCGTATACGCGGGAGCATCGAAGGAACTCGGAGCATTCTTCTTCTTGCTTCCACCTAGCGGCATTTAATCCTCCCCACCCGTCAGGGACAACAACTCCTTGTATTCCCTGAGTGCAATCTGTAGACCCTTCAAGACACC